GCCACTGTACCGTCAGGAACAGATGAGTAAGCTTTCCGAGATGCAGCTTATTCAAAGCGTCTTTTACCTTGGACTTCAAAGCCTTCTTGCAGACTAATGCATCCAGTCCTGCACCGGCACTGATCGCAAATAATCTCGGCTTCTCACAGCCGTTCCAGCTCACCTGCCCCAGATCCATCACATAATCTTCCCTGCAGTTTAAAATATGCCCGATCACCTCTGTAGGCGTTCCCGTGATCCCAAGCCCCCTTGCAAGGTCGTTGCCGGAACCGGTCGGGATCACACCAAATCGTACCTTCTCAAAATGCGTCATTCCGTTGATGACTTCATTTGCGGTTCCATCACCACCTACCACGACAAGTTGTATGTCATCCGCCCCGCATTCACAGATGTCATGTGCCAGTGAAAAGGCATGCCCCTCATATTGGGTGACGTATGATTCGTAAGCAATGTTTTTCTTTTTTAAAACTGCTTCCGCTTCTTTCCAGATCTTTGCTCCTTTACCGCTTCTGGAATGCTCATTCACTATAAAACATAGCATATTCCCGGCTCTCCTTTCCTCTCTTCTTATCCTCATACATCCGTTCATCCGCATCATGTATTATTTTTAAGATATCGATTCCGTTTCCCTCCGCTGTACCGGTTGCACTAGAAACCCTGAGACCGCCTTCTTCCCTGTATCTTGCAAGTGTATCCCTGACATTCTGGATGATCTGCTCTGCCTCCTGTTTCTCCGGATTCTCGATGAGCATGACAAACTCGTCACCACCGATACGATATGCCTTTTTCCGGCTATCTGTCTGCGCATAGATCGCACCGGACATTGTCTCGATCAGTTTATCTCCCATGCCATGTCCCATGCGGTCGTTGATCTCTTTCAGATTATTGATATCCCACAAAACCACGGCGACACGCTCCACCATCGTATAGTAATTGGCAAGCATATCTTCATATTTATTCTTATTATAAAGCCTTGTTGCAGAATCGACCTCCTTGCGGTAGGTAAGTTCCGCAATCCTGTAAGCATCCTCCCGCATGCTGCCAATGGTATGCTGGATGATCATCACGAACACAAATAGGATCAGAAGCTGCGGTAATATCCGGTAAACTATAATGACCACAACCGGCATCTTCGAAAAAGGGATCCTCGCAAATCCATCTGCCAGTTCAGACAAATACCATGTCCTGGTATGATTTCCCTGCAGCAGCAGGTTCAGATCACAGATCCCGTAATAAAATCCCACGATCATGCTGACCGGCAGCAGAAAAACTTCCAGTGCATAAGACAGCCATAATACGTTTTTCTCTTTATACTGAACTGCCACGATGAGTGGAAATACATACACCAAAACCATGTGGTAACTGAACATAAGGTTCATTGCTGCTGAAATTATGCAGATGCCGGTCACAAAAAAACACTTCATACGCTCATCCGATGGATCTGCTTTAAAAAATAAGATCACAGACGCAATAAAAAAACCTGTGGAAATTGCATACGTCGCACTGAACACAATTGCGTTTGCTGTCGGAAAACGTCCAAACGCCAGTCCCCAGACCGCCGTCAAAACAATAAACGCTCCGACCATCTCCCACAGGGTTCTCTTATTGATCTCGCTCTCCTGCTGCGCTAATTCCTCATTATAATGTTCCCCAAAATTAGTCATCTTCTGTCCCTCATACTCCTGTAATTATCCCACGCCTGTAATTATCAGGTACTTCTGATCCTTTTCTGTCCAACGATAAGTACCCTGATACCATAATCTCCACTACATATAGCAAAGTATATCACAAAACGTTATATTTCTGTGAACTTTTTTTATATTTTTCTGTTTTTTAACATTTTATAGAGTTATCGTGGAATACTATTTGCCGTACACAGTGCTCCCCAGCCCTCTTATGTCAAGTTAATGTCAACAACTTTTTTGAGTCAAAATAGCTGAAAGCCGCATAACTTCGTTGGGGTTATGGTAAGTTAGTGTCAAGTCAGAGTGAATTGGTGGTAAATTAGTGTCAAGTTGCTTTGGGGAGGTTTACTCCTCCCCAAAAGCATAATTCCATTCAATCTCTACTCTCTTATCCCTGTATATGATAACCTTTTTAATGAATACATCCACCGCTTCCTGCGTCAGCTTTTCCATCTGAGAAAACCGGATAATCTCTTTCATATCCTGTTTCGGTTGATTGTATTCCTCCGTAAGCCTGCCAAATGCAAGCTCTGTTTCTTCTATTTTACGTGACAGCTCCTGCATCTGTAAAGCAATTCCATCCGCCCTGCTGCGGTATTCTCCGGCTTCTATCTGCTTTACAGCATAGTTTTCGTACAATGTATCTTTCTCTGTCTGCAAACTCCGATACTGCATCCGATAATTACCCAGCTCTTTATTTAGTCTGCTCAATTCCACTTTCTGAAATTGTTCAAGACTCTCACGCTGTTTTATCAAATCTCCACGGCGCATCAACTCCCGGTACAATTCCGTCAACACAATCTCTTCCAGAATGTCTGCCCTAAAATAAGTACAGCAGTCCGGTATCTGCAGCAGGGAATGTTTCCTGCACCAGAAATGATTTGGCATCTTACCATTGTTTCTCTGCGGTTTATAGTTGATCGCATACCCACACCCGCCACAATATATTTTCCCTGTCAGTGGGTGTTTTTCCCGTTTCCTTTTCGTGGACTGTTCCGGGCGGTAAGCAGATGCAAGTGCAAATACCTCCGGCGTTACCAGCGGCTCGTGATGATCCGTAATTACTTTCCACTCCTCCTTTGGCACGGCAATCCCGTTTTTGCTTCCCACAGATTTGCGGACTGATTTACCGTAAGCCATTTCGCCCAGATAGAAACGATTATTCAGGATTCTCCTCACAGCCGTATTGCTCCATGCAGGATGCTCCTTTGCCATTTTCCTCTCAGGATAACGCATCTGTGTGATAGTCGGCGTGTGTTCCGCAATCAGTTCCTTTGCTATCTGCGTACTGCTCATTCCCTTTTCTGCCAGTGAAAAGATATGGCGGACGATTTCTGCTTCCTTTTCATTGACAATCACCGTATTTTTTTCAATTTCACTCTTGGCATAACCAAAAGGAACCTGTCCGAATACATATTCCCCATTTGCACATTTATTCTGAAATGATGTTTTTACTTTGACCGATATATCCTTACTGTAAAGGTCATAGAGAAGCGTCTGGAAAGCAGTATCCAGCGGGGTGGTACTTCCTTCATGCTCCCTGCTGTCATAATGGTCATTTACGGCAATGAACCGCACTCCCATAAAGGGGAAAATCTGGTTGAGATAATCACCCAGTTCTATGTAATCCCTTGCAAACCGGGACATATCCTTTACCAGAATACAACTGATTTTACTCTGCTTTACCTGTTTTAACATCTCCTGCAGCCCCGGTCTGTCCATATTCGTACCGGAAAAACCGTCATCACAAAATTCTGCAACCTCCTGTCCCATTAGTTCAGCATCATTTCTGATATAATCTAAAAGCATTTTCCGCTGATTGGAAATACTGTTGCTTTCCCGCTGCTCTGTGGAAGCTTTACCGTCCAGGGCATCATCCTCTATGGAAAGGCGGAGATAGATTGCAATCTTCCTGCTGTCTGTCATTTTTTCACCTGCCTTTCCACCAGTGCATCACTGTATGTAAATAAGACTTCCACTCTTTTCCCTGGATACACATAGATTTTATCAATCAGCGTTTCGATAAGCTCCTTGGTAAGTACCTGTTCATTCTTTAATTTTATCAATGCACGGACTGCTTTCAAATAAGTTTCTCCGTCACGCTCAAGGCTCACTTCCTGTTCCTTGAAGCTGCTCTCCTGCCTCTCCAAGTCCCGCAGCCTATTTTCTTTGCACATCTTATACTCCACATAGTCTTTCTGTGAAAGATTGCCCATGCGGTATGCCATATACTTCCCGCTTTCTTCCTCTGCAAGTCTTTCTTTTGCGTAAGTTACGGATCGAAGGCTCCGCTCCAGCTCCTGCTTTTTCTGCCAGATGATTTCTCCTGCCTTATCCAGATATATTCTCTTTTTTTTCAGACTGGTATCAAACTCTTTTTCTAACAGTGAAAAAAGAATATCCGTCAGCACATTTTGGGGGATACGGTTAGAGGACGGACAACTATCCGTCTTGGTCGCCCCGCCGTTTAAGCAGAAATATCCATCTATCCGCATCCTGCTGCCATCTGCATAGTGCTTCACATAGCTGTGTCTTGTCATTTTCCGCCCGCATACGCCGCAGTACAGCACCTTGTCAAAAATATTTTCTCCGATTGGGCAGCCTTTCGTTGGATGAGCGTGGCTCTTTGTCTGCTCCCGCAGTTTCCTCCTTACTCTGGCCGCCTCCTTCATAATCTCTGGCGTGATTAACGGCTCATGGGCTTCTTCCTTTACCACCCAGTCATTTTCCGGCTTATGAATGCGGTTATTTTCATCCCTTGCAGTAATGCTGGTCTTTCCCTGTACCAGCTTTCCAGCGTAAGTGTCACTTTTAATAATGCGTTCCACACCACTTTTATCCCATCCTTTGTAAGCTGCATCCGGTGGGCAGTAGACCTCTCCCGTTTTGTGATAGACCGCCGGCGGATTGATCTTACGAGTGTTCAGATCATCCGCAACTGCCGTATAGCTTTCCGTCTCAATAAATTTCTGAAAAATGTATCTGACAATCTCCTCCGTATTTTCATCCGGTATCAGCCTGCGTACTTTGCCCTCCCAGACTGCCTTATACCCATAAGGTGCAGGACCGCCCACATAGGAGCCTTCTTTTCTTCTCTGTGCCAGAGAAGCTTTTGCTTTTACAGAAAAATCCTTGGCATACATATCATTTACCAGATTCTTGATTTCCGATACCATCTGTTTCGTTTCATTGCCGCCTGCCCCGGTATCAAAGCCATCCGCCACGGCTATGAAACGCACACCAAGGAACGGGAAAATCTTCTCTATATAATTTCCGGCTTCCAGATAATTTCTGCCAAAACGGGAAAGGTCTTTTACAATCACACAGTTAATGTCTCCCATTCGGACATCCTGCATCAGACGCTGAAACGCATCCCGGTTAAAATTAGTTCCCGTCTTTCCCAAGTCGATATAACAATCTGACACTTCAATTTTATCCGTATGTTGCCCGTTCCATTCCTCAATGAATTTCCTGGCAATCTCTATCTGTACCTCTACTGATTCATTCTTTTTCTCGTCTATATCTGCGGAGAGTCTGGCATAAATACCAGCCTTATACTGCCTGCTCTTTTGATTCTTAGCAGCACTCGCGGGTGTGTCCGAACCTTTTCCCGCTGACTGCCTCTTTGATGTTCTTCCCATACTCATGCACTCCTTTCCCTGCCGCTTTCCTGCCCCGAAAGTGCAGTGACATATTCCTGCATGATCCGGTATTCATCCTGAAAATAGAACTCTATCTCAAGCCTTTTATCCTCGTACACATAAATGCGCTTTACCAGACTCGTTAAAGTATGCCGGTCAATTTCAGCAAGTTTCAAGGAATCCTGAAATTTTGCCAGCCTTGAAGCACTAACTACACCCTTCTGCAGCATCCGCCGTATCAGGTTCTGCTGTTGTTCCTGTGCTTTCTCCAGTTCCTGTGCCTTGCGCTGAAACTCCTTGTGCAGACGTTCAAATTCTTCCTTTGTTACGACATTCTGCCTTAGATCGTCATAGAGTCCTGCGCAGAGACCGTAATACTTATCCTGCTCCTGTTTCAGCCGTGTAAGCTCCTTCTGGCATCCCGCAACTGCTTCCAGATTTGTCTCTTTTTCTTTCGCCTGTTCAAAAAGTTTACTCTGCGCTAAAAAGTCATTGGCATATCTGCGAACCGCAATGCCCACCAATTCCTTTAAAGTATTTTCCTCTATGCTGTGGCGGCTGCATCCCTCGCCCCGGTTTTTTGTGGAACAGATATAGTACACCTTATTGGATTCCTTATACCGGACTCTGCGCCGCACCATCTGTTCTCCGCAGTCCCCGCAAAACAGAAGTCCCATGAATGGACTTAAGCTTTTGCTTTCCGGGCTTACCCGTCCGTCCGTCTGAAGAAGATTCTGTACCGCTTCAAAATCACTGTCTGAAATAATAGGCTCATGGGTATTTTCCGCACGCACCCATTCTTCCTTTGGTTTCTCAACGCTCTTTTTCACCTTATAATTGACTTTCTCTGTCTTGCCTTGCAGCAGGTGCCCCAGATAAACTTCATTGGTCAGGATACGCTTTACCGATGAACTGCTCCACTGTGAACCGGAGCCGCCGGTAAACCCGCCCCGGTAGTTAAGCCCCGTAGACTTTTTATATTCTTTCGGGGAAAGAATGTGCAGCTCGTTCAGCTTCTTTGCAATGGCAGACACCGCCATTCCCTCAATTTTCCACCGGAATATCCTGCGTACAATCTCTGCCGCATAATCATCCACCACCAGCTTGTTCTTATTCTCCGGAGACTTGCGATAGCCATATACGGCAAAAGGTGATAAGCATTCCCCGGCTTTCCGTTTCACTGCAAGCTGGCTTTTTACCTTGGTGGAAATGTCCCGGCAATAAGAATCATTGATAAAATTCTTGACCGGAATCACGATCTGGCGTTCTCCGGTGTCTGCCGATATGCTGTCGTAATGATCAGTTAAGGCAATGAAACGCACACCAAGAACCGGGAATATCTTTTCCAGATACCTCCCGGCTTCAATGTAATCGCGCCCAAAACGGGACAGGTCTTTCACAACCACGCAGTTAACCCTGCCCGCTTCAATATCTTTCATCATTCTGTTAAATTCTGGTCTGTCGAAATTACTGCCGGAAAAGCCATCATCTACATAAATGTCATAGAGTTCAATATCCTCCTGTTCATTTAAAAAGGAACGGATCAACTCCCTCTGACTTCCTATGCTGTTGCTTTCGGCTTTAGATACACCATTTATCATGGCGTTGCCATCATGCTCCGCTTTCACATTGTCATCTCTGGAAAGACGCAGATACATGGCGGCAAAGAATTTAGATTGTTCTTTCATGTTATCACTCCTGACTTTTTTGTTAGGGGGAAGCCGGTGGCTTTTCCATTCCATAAAATCAGGAGTTACGCTGATTTGTCCTGATATTAGGTTAGCATAGATAAGAGGATTTTTCAATCCAAATATAAATTTTTCAAATATGAATTTCGGATAACCTTTGCAGATATTCCGCCATTTTATCATCTATGCTGGCTCCGTCTTTTTGGAACCTGACCTTAACTACATAATCACCGATCCGATTGACATAGACATTGTTCGTCTGCCTTGCAAACGCATCCAGCTTCTTCTCCACAGGCAGGGATGTATCAATCTCTATGTCCCTCAAATCAGTCAGAGTGGAAATATCTACCGTCCTTATATCCACGGCAGCCATTTCTTCAAGTCTTTCCTTTGTCAGTTCCAAGGCTTCTCTCCTTTCCGGACAGCATAATCTTGCTGCTATCTAAGTCTATTCTTTTACCGGATTGTCCTATGCTATAGCATTTTTCACAGCACTACATCCCTGTTATTTCTTCCAATGCTCTCATACATTCTATAGCCCCAGCAACTGCAATACAGGCCGCCAGAAACATAACAGCAAGGGTGCCTGCTGCAGCACCCACAACGATCAACACGATTTTCATTCTTCTTCCCACTCCTTATCCATAAAATAACTGTCTGTTTTCTTCCTTATAATAAAGTCTTCCACATCCATAAGCCTGTCCGTGACCGGCATGGTCGGCAGGGTATTCAGAATTTCTGCCCGGTATCTGCCACGCAGGGATGCTCTGCTGTCTAAGATAGAAAATACCGCCGTGTCCTGTTCCCTGCGGATGCCACGCCCGAACCACTGTCTGAGTTTAATCAGCATTTCCGGGATAATGATGTCCCTGCGGTATAAATCAAAGTCCTCATACTGGTTTCTCTGGTATTCCATGACCGGATCCGGCACGGGAAACGGCAGTTTTACTACAATTAGGCTGGAAAGGATATCCCCTGCAAGGTCAATTCCCTCTCCGGCACTGTCACTGGCAAACAACACTCCGTTTCCGCTTCTTCTAAAGCTACTTATTACATCCAGTCTGCCTCTGCCCATAAGAAACAACGGATAATCAGAAAGCTGCTCCTTCAGACCATAGAACACCCTTTCCATGAGCCAATAGGATGTAAAAAGGATCAGGGTATGCCCATGAGTGGCAGACACTATCTGCAATATTTCCGCCATGACCGCCTGTATGTAACTGTCATCCCAGATATTCGGAAACGGCATACGCTCCGGTATATAGAGCAGACCGTTACTCTGAAAATCAAAGGGTGAGGGCTTGCTGGTTTCCATGATTCTTGATAAAGCTGCAAAGGAAGGCCCTGTCATTCTCTTGAAGTGACTGAAATCACTCCGGACTGACATTGTGCCGGACGTAATAATAACCGGTATCGGTCTGCTCCAGATGTCACGGAATAAAACCTGTTCCAGTTCCATTGGAACCGCACACAGGGCAAGCCTGCCGTTCTCCCTTTTTTCCATCCAGCAGATTGAATTTCCGCTGTTTAAAAATACGGTCAGCTT